AACACGGTGTGGCATGGGAAAGTGAAACTGCGAAAGAAATCAATAAGGTTGTCTTTCAACATATCAACGAAGAAGCCACCGCAGAAACTAAACTTCTCGCTGAAGAAAGGGGAGAATATCCCGATGGAATTGGAACAGGTCGACGTAACGCACATTTGCTTGCGATTGCCCCCAACGCATCATCTGGTGTTATACTGTCGACTTCCCCTTCAATAGAACCCAGTAAGGCGTGTGCATACACTCACCGTACTCGTGCGGGTTCGTTTCTGGTTAAGAACAAGTACCTAGAACAACTGCTTGAAACCAAGGGACAGAACAACGATTCTATTTGGCAGTCTATCATCACCAATAAAGGTTCGGTACAACAACTTCCATTCCTGACCGAAGGCGAGAAGTCGATATTTAAGACTGCGCAAGAGTTGGACCAGAACTGGGTTGTACAACATGCCGCAGACAGACAACAATATATCTGTCAAGGTCAATCAGTTAACTTATTCTTCCCTTCTGGTGCACAGAAGTCATATGTGAACAAGGTTCATTTGAAGGCATGGAAAGAAGGTTTGAAAGGTCTATACTACCTACGTACCGAAGCAAAGTCTCGTGCAGAGAATGTGAGTGAGAAAGTAGAACGTGTTGCACTGCAAGACGACACACGAACTATTGTGTACTCTAAGAAGAACTGTCCGTTCTGTGCCTTGGCAATGGAAGAACTTAAGTTGCGTGGTATACCATTCGACAAGATTGACCTAGAAGAAATTGGTAAGAGTGCCGCAGAAGTAACGGGTCGTAAGGTATCTACCGTTCCTCAGATTTACGTCGAAGGTCAATATGTCGGTGGGTATGAACAATTGATGGCGTTTTTGAATGGCGCTAAAACAGAAGAGGGGGAAGAATGTCTCGCCTGTCAGGGATAATTCTTCTTCTACTATCAGCAACGGCATTTGGACAAGAGAACAAGTTATTCGACCATATCGACAAGTGTTGGCGACACGCTAACGACGATTGGTTTGACTATAATGTGTACGTGACGTATGATATGTCGTGGAGAGTTGAAGGTAAGTTCACCTACGTACACATTGCTCTTGAACCCAAACCGATGGGTAAAAGACGATACATAGGTTGTAATATTAAAGACGAAACTGAAAAACCAGTATTAACAAAAAACAGATACGATATTCCGGAGTAGAAATGTCACTATTAGAATTTAGCACAACGTACAAACCGTTCAAATATCCTTGGGCAGTTGACTTGTCTAAAAAGCATGAAGAGGTACATTGGATTGAAGACGAGGCAGAACTGTCAGAAGATGTACAAGATTGGAAGACTAAACTAACCGAAGATGAAAAAGAATTCATCACGCAAGTCCTACGACTGTTCACGCAGTCTGACGTACAAGTGGGTGAGAACTATCACGAACTGTTGATACCCAAGTTCAAGAATAACGAGGTACGCAACATGCTTTCCTCGTTTGCGGGTCGAGAAGCGGTCCACCAGCGTGCCTACGCTCTTCTGAACGACACTCTTGGTTTACCCGACGAAGAGTACCACAAATTCCTTGAATACAAGGAGATGGCTGACAAAGTAGACTTTATGAAGGAAGGAGACACTACATCCCATACTGGTCTTGCATTAGCACTTGCCCAATCAGTATTCAACGAAGGTATGTCTCTATTCAGTTCGTTTGTGATGCTGTTGAACTTCCAACGGTTCGGTAAGATGAAAGGTATGGGTACGATTGTTGAATGGTCCATTCGTGACGAGACTCTACACGTACAAGGCAACGCTAAGTTGTTTAGAACGTTCTGTGATGAGCATCCTCGTATCGTTAATGACGAGTTGAAGTCAAAGATTTATGAGATGGCAAAGACTGCTGTTGCTCTTGAAGACAAGTTCATTCAACTTGCGTTCAAAGGTAATGAAGTTCAGGGTTTGACCAAGGAAGAAGTCAAAGCATATATAAGACATATCGCAGACCGACGATTGCTTCAACTCGGTCTCAAGACAAAGTTTCGTCAGAAAGACAATCCATTACCTTGGTTGGACTGGGTACTGAACGGTGCATCACACGATAACTTCTTCGAGAAGCGTGTAACAGAATACTCGGTAGTGGGTATGGAAGGTGACTGGGGTTGGGAAGAAGAACCTCAAGTCTGTGGTTTAGATGGACAAGGATGCGCAGCATAATATGATTAGTAGTCCCGAAGATAGAAAGAAAGTAACAAAAGCAATCAAAGAAATCTCTGATAGTATGACTCGAATTGATGCGGAGAAAGACCTCATCAAAGACATCATTCAGGTCACCTATGAGAATCACGAGATTGATAAGAAACACATTCGTAAACTTGCAATGATATATCATAAACAAAGTATGAATGATTTTAAAACAGAATACGATGAAGTAGAAACTTTATACGAAGAATTGTTCAAAGATGGATGAGTACGAATACGAACTAGACTGTCCGATGTGCGACACATTGGTACAATTGACTGTTATACATATAGATGAGAAACCTGTTAATTGTCCAATGTGTGGTACTGAAGTGGAGTGGGAGATTATTTCGGAATGAAAAAACCGATTGTTGCATCATATTATCAAAGTGATTTACACGAAAAAGATTACTTCATAAAGGACCAAGAAGACCTCGGATTTCAAAACCACGATAGTGGTTTTTGCCTGTATGATTACGAAAAAGACGAATTTGTAATATACGAATTGTCGAAGGCATTGGGAATGAAACACGGTCTCAGTCGTCAAGTTGGTTGTGATTATGAATCATCGGAAAATAATTTTAATTTATTCTTAAAAGAATCTGGTTATGACAATGACTTTTCGATGTTCCTGAATGGTCAATACTACGACAAGTGTCACTATATGCCATTGAATCGTTACGTCTCGGGTGGATTCATGGGTATAAATCGCCACTTGACACATATCGTAAAATCAGAAAACCATTACTTCGCAAGACCACACCACATATGTCATACCTATTGTGGTTACATACAGTCGCCTTTTTCTAGGTGTTTGGTTTTATCCTATGATGCAAATTCAAACGAAACCTTTTTTAGACTGTCTGTCATAGAAGATGGTCAGATTGTAAAGACCGAAATTTTCTTAGACTATACTTTGGGTAAGAATCTCAATAAACAGTGTACTCTAATAATAAATTCACTTAACAAGCCCGGAGAAGGTGCCAGGGTTATTGACCTCCCCGGCAAAATGATGGGACTCAGTGCATATGGTAAATTTAATCGACCATTGATACAATTATGTAAAGAAATGTTATGTTATGACAACATTGATTGTTCATTAGACAGGTTCACGACCGAAGAAGAATTAAAACAATTTCACGCAGATCCAGTGTTCCGCAAAATACACGAAGACAGAAGAAAAATCACACATTTCATTAAACGTGAAGGTCTCGATGATAAAGACTTAGCCTATGCGATACAAATGTCTTTCGAAGAAAAAATTCTGGAAATTTTAACAAAACACAGAGATTGGTTATCACTCGGGGATAACAACCTTGTTATTACTGGTGGTTGTGCCTTGAATGTTTTGGCCAACGAACGAATCAAAAGAACCTTCGATTGTGAAGTTTATGTTCCACCAAATCCAAACGACTCTGGATTAACCCTTGGCGCACTTGCAGAATATCTTTTCCGAACTGAAAAAGACTGGTCTTGGATTGACCCAAAAAATAGAAAGAGTCTAAGATTTGCAACGGTTGGATTAAAAGAATCATCGGATGAAATAGACACAATAATTAAACAGGAATCTGCTTCATTAACCGACTTAAAATCCATTTCCGAATTGATAAAACAAGGGAAGATAATCGGTATGTTGAACGGAAAAATTGAAGCGGGTCCTCGCGCATTGGGACACCGTTCAATATTGTGTGACCCATCAATAAAAGACATGAAAGACATTATCAATAGTAAAGTCAAGTTCAGAGAATGGTATAGACCTTTCGCTCCATTATGCAGAGTTGAAGATGCTTCCAGATGGTTTAAGACGACAGACTTTAGACACATGGAAAACATGTCATTTGTCGTGGATGTTAAATTTCAACACCTGAGAAGGTTTCCTGCCATAACACACGTTGATGGTACTGCAAGACTTCAGACAGTGTCTGGAGAAGACCAAGATGATAAAGACATGTACGAACTTCTTGGTTACTTCGATGGAAGTCCTCTATTAAATACCTCATTTAATATTCAAGGTAAACCAATAATAAACAGTCTAAAAGACTCTATACATATGTTAAAGACTTCTGGTCTTGATTATGTGTGTTTAAAACATCAAGGTGAATTTTACCTGTTTAAGGGATAAAGTGTGGTATTATAACGACAATCCTTACAAACCGACTGAAGAAGAACTTAACGAATATGTTGGTTTCGTTTATCAGATTACCGATTTGTCTAACGGTAAAATGTATATCGGAAAGAAGTTCTTCTGGTCGGTTCGCAAACTCCCCCCGTTGAAAGGTCAGAAACGTAAACGTACAGTCAAGAAACAATCTGACTGGCAGGATTACTATGGTTCCAATGAAGAGTTAAAGATGCTTGTCGAGAAGAACGGCGGGAAGGGTTACTATCGTGAGATTCTACGTTTATGCAAGACCAAAGGCGAGTGTTCTTATTATGAAGCAAAACTTCAGTTCGAGAAAGACGTTCTATTGCGAGACGATTATTACAACGAATTTATTGGATGTAAGATTCACTCTAAACATATAAAATCCTAAATACCTATTGACAGGAATTGACAAAGACGTTATAATGAGCTTAGCGCTTAACTTTAAGAACTAGATTATACTAAATAAATCATATCCAAGGTGAAAATATAAT